ATATGTTGCAGGGCTTGACCTCGGTAAGCAAGTAGACCCCACTGTATTGATAATTAAAAACAGAGTTACCCGTGAATCTGTTTACAGCATGGAAATGTTAAAAACAGACTGGGTGCTACAGAAGGAAACAATCATTTCTGAGACAGCCAAATGGCGCTGTGAAACTGTAATGATGGACTCTTCAGGTATGGGAGGAGATGTATTATTTGACGAATTATTAAATCTCGGCGTCCCGGTAATTGGCAAGAAGTTCACTCCTCAAACTAAATACCAGTTATTCCTGAATTATGCTGTGGCTTTGCAAAATGGCACAGTGACTTTTCCTCCAGAATGGGCTAAGTTGCGCAGCGAGCTAGATGCCATTGAAGTACAACAAGCTGGTCTTGGGTACACGTTCAGGCATCCTAACTCTCAGCATGACGACTGGGTGGACGCCGAGGTATTAGCGCTTATGGCTTGCGACCCCGCAGAGGCTATGGAGGAAGACTACGAAGTAGTGCAAAGTATACGGACTGTTGCACCATTGACGCAAAATGGTGTATCTTATACATCAGGACGCTTGATGCGTTGGAGACAAAAAAGAAAAGCAAAGCAACTACAAGAATTGCGAAAAGTGACAGAGATTAGCACAAATCAAGAAAGCATAATATTAGATGCGATGGAATAAATGGTAAGTAGTTACAAAGCAAACAGAAACGAAACGGAGTCTGCAGCAGAAGAAACTGTTGATTTACTATCTGCTCCTCCTTTGCACGAACCTCAGCTTAGTGAAGCGTGGGTGAAAACTCAGCTTTCGCGTGGTGGGGCTGCTGCATCATTTGATAAATTTTATGATAATTGTGCAGAAGCCGATGAATTTTACTTGGGGGAGTTTGACTATTCTGTGCCCCTCGGAGGAACCAAAGTAAATCTTGGTACCTTCCATTCCATCATAGAAACCTTAGTAGCTCATGCTTCCCCGAGATTTATGGACATAGATGTTCCTGCTCCAAGCCCAAGAGCGCAAGCCAGAGCAGAACTAATTGAAAAGTTTTTAAATGGTGCACATCACATGCTTGAACAAAATACTCCTATAAAAAGAGAAATTGTTAAGCATCAAGGGCTATACGGAGTGTCTTTAGTTAAATTTGAGTTTGCAGGAAGTCAATGGGGAGAGATGCCTGAACCACCCGAAGAAGGCGGAGACATGGCTGACTACGAAAAGAAAGTCAAAGAAATTTCAGAGAACCGAAGGTTTAAGTTCCCGATTATATCAGAAGTAGTTAACCCTCAAGAGTGCGTGTGGGATACTGCAAGTACACATCCAAGGTGGATAATCAGAAACACAGAGATTGATTCTGAATGGGTAATGGCTCATTTCCCTGACTTTGAAGGAGAGATGAAAGACGGCAAGTGTGAGTTTGCTGAAGTATGGACTTCCACTCATGTGGGGTACATGGCAAGTGGCAGATGGGCACTTGAACCTAGAAGGCACGCCTACGGAAGGATTCCTTGGATATTATTTCACCCTCAGACAGGAATTAAAACTATCGGTAACAAACCTGAACACATGTACAGAGGCATAGGTGCAGGTAACTTTGGCATGATAAAAGCCGAATCAAGGCTAGCCTCTCAATATTTAGATATCGTTTCAAGAAATGCTTGGTCTTCTTTGAATTTCAAAGGACCAAGAGGTATGACCGAAGAAGTTATGCAGGAATTCTCACAAGAACCGGGAGCAAGAAATTATGTTCCCCCTAACGTAGATATTGAACCACAGCAAACTGCAGAAGCACCGCAGAGCATATTGCAAGCGATGAACACATTAGAAAGAGCAATCGAAGCAAACACTGTGCCTGCAGTTGCTAGGGGAGAAAGACCAGTTGGTGCTGCAAGTGGATATCACACAGCAGTATTAGCAGGTATCGCAAGTTTAAACTTCGGTGCCGTAGTTGATGCTACTGAGCGTGGTTTTCAGGAAGCCAACGAAATTGTACTTAGAATTGTCGAAGATGTAATAGGAGATACAGTAACTGTATTCGGAATGACAGAAGCAGGAAGCATGGATGCAAGAATAAAACCAAACGATATTCGTGGTCATTATGTGAGTGCAGTTCGTTTAACATCTACAAGTCCTGAAGAACAAGAACGAAAACTGTCATTGTGGAGAGACACATGGAGAGCAGGTTTTGTTGACTGGACTACTGCCCTACGAAAAGCTGGCGTATCTAACCCACTGGAAGTTGTGGGTAATAGGATTGCAGAAGACTTCTTTAACTTACCAGATATTCAACAGGCATTCTCTGCATTGGCTGCTCAAAGCTTGCCGATATTACAGCAGGCAGTTGAGGCTGCACAACAAGGCGCAGGTGGAATAGACACTGCATCTATAGCAGAGAATATATTAGCCGGAGGGGTTGGACTTCCGAACGCAGGTCAGTTTGGTCAAGGTAATCAAGCTGCAGTAGGCGCACCAACAGGTGGTCAAGTAAGACCAGTAATGCCCGGAAGCGTAGATGAACAAAATTTAATAGGCAGACAAATGGCAAGTCCACGTAGAGGACCACAGCCAAGCGTAGGTGCAGATGTGCCTCCGGGTCTGGATAATATAGGAGCATAATGAGTTACAAGCCAGAAGGAAAATCAGTAAAAGGACTCACCCCAATAGAAGCTGGGTTTGTTAAATTTTTTGAAAGAATGGAGACTGCATTTAAAAATGTCAACAATAATTACAAAAATATAGAAATACAAAACCCTAAGCCTGTCCAAAAGAATCCACGGACTCCTGACAGAGACGCACCTAATCCATTTCAAGGAGGATTCTAATGGCTATGCCTTTTGACACATACGGTATGTCTGCCAGAATGCGGGCACTTAAAGATGAAGAAGATAGGAGAAGAAAGCTTCAAGAAGCTTTAGGAAATCCTCAAACTGACACTATTCAGGAAACTGTAGGTAGAGCTGGGTATGGACCTTTTAATCCTACGGTTGACCCTAATAGAAGCGGACCTCCGGCATTTACAGGAAACGCAGTTTCTCCTCAACAAGTGGTAGACCGACAGATAAACTTAATGCCTTCAGGGGCTTTTTCGGGACCTACCCCAGATTACGAGTCAGCCGAAGAAGCTCAAAGACGAAGAGAAAGAGCAGCACAGATGGAAGCAATGGAGCTTGACTCTAGATTGCGTGCACAGCAACAAGAGACTGCAGCAAGAGAGTCAGGTGGCTTTGGTTCAATGCAATATGGCACTTCAGCTGACAGACCGGGTTTATTTACACCAGATACACCAGCTCCAACACCACAAGAGCAATTAGCAACCCTTAACGAAGGTGCTCAATTACGTGATGAACTAGCTAATGCACTATTTGGCTCAATACTTAAAAACACAAAAATAAATCGATCAGCTTACGAAAATCCAAACTCTGAAGTAAGTGCTTTATTAAGAATAGGAATAACTGAAGAAGATTTGTTAAGCAATAATCCTGATGTGCAAAGAGAAAATATTAGAAAAATTATTGAATCAAATATAGTTCAAGACCCTGTTTTTGACAGCGCTTTGGATTTTTGGGCAGACGTTTCTCCTTTTGGAGGCTCTCAAGAACAAAATAGGTTACAAAGAAGTATTGATATAAACCAAAGGTTACAGGAATTGCTTAGCGGAACTCCTAGTGCTTCAGGACCAAATATAGTAGACAGTGCGCAAATGGCAGTTGATGCTGCTGGTGGTGGACCTGCAACTACAAGCACAACTCCTGCACAATCAATGAGCCCTGCAGATATAGCAGCTCAAACGCAATACACTGGAGGCGTAACTCCTAGTGCCAACATTGCACAACAACAAACAGTTTCTGCAAATGCAGGAGACATATTTAATCAAGCTTATGATGCCTTAGCATTATTAAGAAGCGGAAGTACAGGTTCAAGATTACCTGTTGGAATTTTTGCCATTGCACAGGAAGAAGCAGAAAACGGTAACTTGAATGGACCGGCAAATCAATTAGTCACTGCCTTTAATGCAGAGCAGGCTGGACTAACTCCTTTTGGAGAAGACACTAGAGCTAGAGCAGAATTTGATGCACAGCAAAGAGAGGCAGAAAGAACGTTCCAGACAACTGAAAGGACAGGAACTCAAGACTTCACTACCTCTGAAAGAGAAGGCACTGAAGACTTTGTTACTGGTGAAAGAATAGGAGCTGAAGAATTCGCTACTAAAGAGAGACTAGCAACTGAAGGATTTGTAACCACAGAAAGAGTAGCAACTCAATCATGGCAGGCTGGAGAAAGTAAAAAGCAAAGAGATTTAGAATCAGATATAGCTGAAGGTTTAAACGAAACAAACATTACTATAAATCAAGTAGCTACTGAAGCGAACAAATACATTGCTGAACAAAACAACTTAACTGAAAGAGATATTGCCCTATTCAACAACAATACTGCAAAAGAAGTTGCTGAAATTACAGGCTTAAATCAAGCTAAAGTTGAAGATATAAAAGGTGAATGGGCAAGAATAGTTGCCATGCAAACTGGAAGTGACCAAATATCAATACAAAACATTATTCAAAATGCAACTAATCAGCGAAAAGCAGAAGAACTGTCAAGTGCCGAAAGAATATCAGACGCTCAGATAGCAAGCGCAAAAGCACTGCAAGAAATTATAGGGGGAGACCAACTGGCTTTAGTTGAAGCACAAAATACTGCAGCATTAAATGTTGCAAATGCTAACAATACGTCTGCAGAAGCTATTGCAGCCCTACAAGGTGATGATGCTTTTTCATTAGCAGAAATGCAAATTAGCAACCAGTTTACCAATCAGAAAGAAATAGAAAGGCTGCAAAAAGAGTATCAAGCAGAACTTGCTACCTTAACAGGCACAACAGAAGAACAGATTGCAACTATAAATAACTCTGCAAATAAAGAGCTAGAGGATGCAAGAATAGCAGGAGATAAGGCATCTTACGAAGCACAAATAGCTTCTGCCGAGACCATATCCACAGCACAATTAGAATCTGCTGAGACCATATCCACAGCACAATTAGAATCTGCTGAAGGCATAGCCAAAGAAGCAAGAGACTTGCAGGTTAGCGAAAGCGCTTTAGATAGAGCGACACAAGAAGCTATTGCGAAAACTCAATATCTAAACGACCTTCAGCCTGCAGAGTTTGCTACATTGCAAAAAGACATTGCAAGAGGCGGACTAAGCGTGGAGGAATCTGAAAACCTTGCTGCACTTGTGGCAAGAGGTGGTCTTACTGCAGAACAAAGATTAGCTGAAATGAGCGCTGAAAGCAGGACAGATGAGATGAATGCTTTTCTTGCACTACTT